TAAAATAGAATCTAGTGAAAACAATCCTTGTATTATAACAACTAAAGAGGGCAAGAAATACGAATTAGTATTAAAAGAAATAGTATGACATCACAAGAACTAGTAAATTTTTGGAAACAAGGTTTAGAATCGGAAAAAATACAACTTGATAATCTTGATTGGGCAAAACTTGTCTTTAATGAACAAGGAGATGTTGTAGTAGAAAATGAAAATGGAACACAATTTCCTGTTTCAGATTTATCTGAAAATGAAATTGATATTTTTTATGCTAATATTTAAGTTATGACACAACAGGAAATACAAGAACGGAGTAAAGAAACACTTGAAGAAGCTGCTGAAAAATTATATTTAAGTCATGAGAACAATGAACTTTTATATGGACATTCAGAAGATTTACAATTAGCTTATAAGGCAGGTATACTTGATGGTGCTAAATGGCAAGCTGAAAGAATGTATAGTGAGGAAGAAGTTATAAAGCTATTTAAACAATATCAAAATGCTTTTCCATTACATAGAGGCATTCAAGTATTAGATAGTGAGTTTACAGAATGGTTTGAACAATTTAAAAAGAAACAGTAATGAAAAAGTTTGAAATAGTAGAAACTCCCGATTATATATTGGCTGTTTCTAATGAGAGAAATGTAGGTGATATTGTTTTCAATAAGACAAGCGGTTTTATCTATAAGTTAGAAGAACATCCTCTTAATTATGAATTTAAAATCATAGGCTACAGGCCAAAAGGTGATGCATCTGAATTAGATTTGCCTTTGCTTCCTAGAATGGCTATTGAAGATGATGTTGAGAAGTTGGCTAAAAAATATGTAGATGATAATTACCCACATTATACTAATTTAAAAGAAAAAGCAGCAGCAATAGAAGATGTAATATGGGGTTACAAAGCAGCAACTAAAGTTTATAATGAAGATTTACACAAATTATTAAGTGATTTTTATGTTTTTGCGACAGAAGGTGAAGTATGTAATCATATTACAATAAATGATTTTATCCAATCTCTCAAACAACCTAAAACACCTAAATGGTTTGTCGCTGAAACAAAGCAGAAGTTTCAGCCTGATAAGAATAAAAGGACAGACGTTAAAAATGGAGTTTATTACGAATTAAAAACCGAAACAAACTCCGAAGGCAAACAAGTATTAAAAGGACATTACTTATGAACTACTACATAGACACAGAGTTCTTAGAGGGGACTCAAAAATACGGACAGCCTTGGTTTAACTTTTGGTTAGGCCCAAAGGCAAAAGAAAAACCTACCATTGACTTAATTTCAATCGGTATTGTCTCAGAGGACGGAAGGGAGTATTATGCTATATCCAAAGACTTTAATTTAAGAGAGGCTTGGAATAGATGGCAAATTAAGGAAGTAAAATGTAGTCCAGGAAAATGGGATAATAATGAGGATGCTTTAATCAGAAAAGATAGTAATACTTTATATAAAAAAGACTATTGGATTAGGGAGAATGTGTTGAAGCCGATATTTAATGATTGGAATAAGTATTCATATCATAAGTTTAATTACAAAAACTTTAGGTATATGTTAAATATGATAGGCAAATCCAATCATCAGATAGCAGAAGAAGTTAAAGAGTTCACGTTAGAAGTTCCTAGAATACAAAAACATGGCAACCCCAAATTCTACGCTTACTTCGCAGACTATGATTGGGTAGCTTTCTGTTGGCTATTTGGTAAAATGAATAACTTGCCAAATGGTTTTCCGAAGTATTGCCGAGATTTAAAGCAGATGTTTGACGAAAAGGTCAGCGTATATGAGGATAGGTTTATGAATGGCAATGAAGATTTTGAAACAAGGATGTCTTATGTTATGAACAAAGACAACTACCCCAAACAAATAAACGAACACAACGCCATAGCTGATGCACGGTGGAACAAAGAACTCCATGAGTTTATTCAATCATTATAAAACTTTTAAATTATGGAAGATACTTTAGTAACATTTGAAACGGCTAAATTAGCTAAAGAGAAGGGGTTTACTTTAGTATGTAGGATGCAATACACAGATTTTAATGGGGTAATAAAGTTACAAAATCATATAGATGTTGATGATAATATGTTTCCTTATGCATCAACACAATCATTACTTCAAAAATGGTTGAGAGAAGAACATAATATTCATGTATCAGCTTTTCCAGTATTTTCTAATAAGTATTTTCCAACTGTTAGAAAATTTTTTGAAGACAAAGAATATAAAACAATTTTAGGTGCACCTTATGAACCAGGTTATTCAGAAAAAACATATGAAGAAGCATTAGAAAAAGGATTACAAGAAGGATTAAAACTGATTAAAATATAAAAACAATGGGCAATAATTTAATAGCAATTTCTGGGAAAATCAACTCAGGTTGAATTATTTTTTGTATTTGTAAGATGAAAAGTACATTTATATACTGTTTAGTTGATCCAAGGGATAATCAAGTTAGATACATTGGAAAATCAAATAATCCTAAACAACGATTAAAAAACCATTGTAATCCAGCAAGATATAGACCTACTTATAAGTTTAATTGGATAAACCTTTTAAGAAAATTAAATTTAAAGCCAGAATTATTTATTGTTGATGAAGTAGATATTGATGAATGGAAATTTTGGGAACAATATTGGATAGAACAGTTTACTTCTTGGGGATTTAATTTAGTTAATTATTGCAAAGGAGGTGAAGGATTATCTTTTGGTAATCAAACAAGTTTTAAAAAAGGTAGTAAACCTTGGAATAAAAATATTATTAAAAAAAGAAATTGTATAGTGTGTAAAAAAATTTTTATTCCTGTTTGTAATACATCTAATCAAAAATCTTGTTCTTATAAATGTGCCGCTTCAATCAGAAAGAGTGATACACAATATAGTAAAAATCACACTCCTTGGAATAAAGGATTAAAAGGTAAAAAATTAAAACCAGATAAAAATGTTTATCAATTTAATAAAGAAAAAACTATTATGATTAAAAAATGGAACACTGCTAAAGAAGCAGGAGAAGCTCTTTCTATAAATATAGCTGGAATAGGGCAGTGTGCAAGAGGTAATTCAAAATCTTGTGGGGGTTATTATTGGAGTTATAAAAATATATTATTATGATTTTGGGTATATCAGGACGCATAAATAGTGGAAAAGACACTGTAGGTAAGATAATTCAGTATTTAACAACAGTAGATAATCCTACATTTGAAGAATTTAAGAGAAGGCATTTAGATTCTAATCAACACTTAGTTAATCCTAATTGGCAAATCAAAAAGTTCGCAGGTAAACTTAAAGATATAGTCTGTATTCTTTTAGGATGTACTAGAGAACAACTTGAAGATGAAGAATTTAAAAATAAAGAATTAGGAGAAGAGTGGTGGTATTACGGTTTTGATGGAGGAATTATGATTCCTTATTTAAATAATGGTTATAAAAAAGGAGAAGAACCTTTAAAGTACCTAATTAAACTTACTCCTAGAAAACTTCTTCAACTTTTAGGTACTGAATGTGGTAGAAACATTATTCATCCTAATATTTGGGTTAATGCTTTGTTTGCTGATTATGATACAACAAGTTCTTGTAAATTTTATCATACACGAACTAAATGTATGTGTTATAGGGAGTCAGATGACAGTACTTTATGTGAGTCAGATACTCCCAACTGGATTATTACAGATATGAGATTTCCTAATGAATTTCAAGCTGTAAAAAACAGAGGTGGAATTACTATTAGGGTTAATAGACCTAAGTATGCTTATGAATCAGATTTACCTGAAAAAAGTAGCCCTCTTCAACATGCTGAAAGAGGCAAAGAACTACACAATCATCCTTCTGAAACAGCTTTAGATAATGCTGAGTTTGACTTTGTTATAGACAATAACAAAGACATCGAACACTTAGTAAATGAAGTAAAAAGTGTTCTAGAAAAATTAAATCTTTTAAACCCTTAAACACATAAAAATGGCAAAATTAACAAAGGCAGAAATTAATGCTATTGTAGAAGAAATCTGCACTAGACTTAGAAAGAGGAATAGTGAAATACAAGATGAAAATCTTGGTATTTATAAAGAATCTGAAGAATGTGCAAACTTGCAAGAATCAGTACAAATGTACAATGATTATATAAATTTAGCTTTAAGTCATAGAGAAGCTATAGAAAAAATTATACAGCTTAATAACTATTTTTACAAAATGCCAAATAACTATTTTTACAAAATGCCAACTACATTAAATTTAGATAAAATAGTATTAGAAGCAGCTTCAGAAGCAGAAGGGCCACAGTATACAAAATCTGTACTTGTAAAGTCAAAAGACATAGAAAATAAAGTAGTATTAGCTAATCTGGAGACTAATGGTAAGTTTGATGTAAACAGTATAATCACTCAAATTATTAATGAAATTGATAATTAATTATGGAAGTAAATCAAAAATCTGTAAAGAAAAAGCTTAAACAAGCTAATAAAATCTATAACTATCTTTCTACTAATAAAATTAGGAGACAGGATGAAATTTATAGGAACCTAAAAATAGATAGCAGGTTTGTATCGTGGTTAGCTCAAAATAAAATAATCTATAAGCGTGGTGATCACTATGTTTGGAATAGTAAATTAAAACCTAATGCTAAAATGATAGAAACTTTTCAAATCTATTATTTAAAGCTTATAAGAAGCTATGATAAACCTCAGTCTTCTAAAAATAAAAAGGTAAGTAATACATCCTCTGTTAGAACATTTTCTATTTTATGGGGATTATTTAAATTTGAACTTAAGATGAAGTGAAACCTATAGTGAACGCATGGATTATTCCAGGATTAGAAGAAACCAGAGAAGACTATTTATTTAGGATAATCTGCAATCACTACAAAACATCTATAGAAGCTGTAAACAGTAGTTCTAGAAGGAGTGAAATAATTTTAGCAAAGCAGGCTATCTTATACTACTTAAATAAATATTTAAAGTACCATGAGAGAAGCCTAGCTAAAAAGTTTCACATAAATAGAACTACTGTTTTACATCATTTTAGAAGGTATCAAGGTGTTTTAGATTTAAATCAATTTAAAGCTAAAGACCTAGATGAAAAAATAAAAAACATTTGTGAATTATGATATATTTTATAGGAGCTACTCCTTTAATAGAAAGTAGTGTTTGTACGCCTTCATCAATAGATACCTTAGTTGAATGGTGTAAGCATAACAAAGTTAGAAGTATAGACACAGAAACTATAGGTACTTGTTGGGAAGGTTATATTTATACTTTTCAAATAGGTAATGCAGATACTCAGTTTGTAATTGATGCTACACATGTAGATATTTCCCAAATTAAGAACATTTTAGAGGACCCTGAAGCTATTAATATCTTACAAAATGGTAAGTACGATGATAAGTTCTTATTTGCTAAAGGAATTAAACTAGGCTATATCTATGATACTTTCTTAGCAGAATGCATATTGACTACAGGATTAGAAAATAGACAGCTTAGGCTAGACCATATTGTTACTAAGTATTGTGGAGATAAATATACATTAGACAAATCTATTAGAGGCAAAATTAACTGGGCTGGCTTAACAGATGAAGTAATTCAGTATGCTGCACATGATGTTATAGCTCTAGAGGAAGTAATGAATAAGCAGATAGAGGAGCTTAAAAAGTTAGATTTAATGTCTGTAGCAGAGCTAGAATTTAAGTGTTCTAGGGTATTTGCAGAAATGGAATACAGAGGAATGCTTCTAGATGTAAATAAGTGGATTACACAGGCTAATAGAAGAGAACAGGAAGCTTACAAGTATAAAGATGTCTTAGACAATTATGTTAAAGAAGAATGGTCTAATAATGGTAAATTTGATAGGTTTATAGACAAACAGCTAAAACTGTTTGATGAAAACTTTGAAACTACTATAAACTGGTCCTCTTCTGCCCAAGTATTAAGTATTTTAAAAGAAGCTGGTCTTAGAACTGATTCTGTTAATGAAAAAATCATAGAAAAGTATAAGGCTAAGATACCTTTAGTAGGTTTATACCTTGATTTTAAGGAAAATCAAACAGCTATTAGCAAGTTTGGTAAAGATTACTTAAAATGGGTTAATCCTAAGACAAGAGCTGTACATACTTCTTATTGGCAAATACTAGCTACTGGTAGAGTCTCTTCAGGTATGAAAGATGAAGCCCCTAATATGCAGCAATTGCCAGCTTCTAATGAAGTTAGAAATTGTTTTGTAGCTAGGCCAGGATATTCTTTTGTAGACTGTGACTACTCTGCTATGGAATTAGTGATAGCAGGATATGTGAGTAAAGAGGATTCTTGGATGGAAGCTTTTAATAATGGCTATGACTTACACTCTGTAGTAGCAGAAGCTGTTTACAAAGATAAATGGAAAGAAGCTACAGAAGAAGGCTGCATATATCAAGAATGTAAGCAGAAGTGTGAATGTAAAGGTCATAAAGGTATGAGGACTAAAATCAAAACACTCAACTACTTAGCATTATATGGTGGTGGTCCCCAAAAGCTTAGTGATTCCATTAACATCCCTCTGTCAGAAGCTAAAGGTATCATATCTAGTTACTTCAAAGGATTGCCTAAGCTTACAGGTTTTCTTAACATGTTAAAGGTATATGGAAGAGAAAATCTAATGATAAGAACTAAGCCTCCATACAGGAGAATAAGGTTCTTTGAAAATCCTTATGATGACCCTGCAACTAATGCTAAAATTGAAAGGCAAAGTGGAAACACTTATATCCAAGGTACAGGAGCTAATATAACAAAGCTTTCCATGATTAAAATGGATGAAATGAGACAAAAGCTTGGATTAGATGTACACTTTGTTATGCAATTGCATGATGCAGTAGTCTGTGAAGTTAAGGATGAGCAAGCACAACAATGGCTGGAAATTCAAAAACAATGTATGATAGAAGCCTTTGAAGAAGTGATAGGATTTCCTATTGGAGTAGATGGCTATGTAGAAAAATTCTGGAAAAAATAAATTATGGAAATTAATGCAAAAAGAGATGAAATACAAAAACTAGCAGTTCAGGGTTTTAAAGAATGTGGAGAAGGAATTCTGCATATAGCTATGGGAGTAGGTAAAACTAAAATTGGTATTGATATATCTAAAGAGTATCAAAAAGTTTTAGTTGTAGCCCCTTATGTAGCTTTACTAGAATCTTGGAAAGAAGAATTTAAGAAGTGGAAAGTCTCAGATAGCAATGTGACTTATACTACAACAGCTTCTCTCAAGAAATATAAGGATTTAGAATTTGATTTAGTTGTACTAGATGAGATTCATTTATTCTCCTTTAATCAATTAGAGAAGATACCTAAAGGTAAAAGACTAGGGTTATCAGGTACTATTAGCTTAGATACTGCTAAATTTATTAAAGAGACTATAGGTCTATCAGTTATTTTTAACTATAGTCTAGAAGCTGCTATTAGAGATAATGTAATTGCAGATTACAGAATTAAAATAGTAGATGTTTTCTTAGATGATACTGAGAAATACATACAAGCTGGTACTAAGAAAAAGCCCTTTTTAACTACAGAGAAAAAGCAGTATGACTACCTTACTTCTATTTTTAATAAGCTCAAATTTGCTGAATGGAATAGTGTAGGTGAAGAAGCTAAAAAATTAAAACTTGCTAAAATGCAAATAGCTTCTAAAAGGTCTAAGCTTATATATTCTTGTAAGAGTAAGCTTAAAGCTGCTAAAGAAGTTATTGAGAAGTTTAATGATGATAGAATTCTTATCTTTAGTACACTAACAGAATCTGCTAATTACTTATGTGAATTTACTCATCATTCTAAGTCTAAAGTATCTTATTTAGACAGTTTTTCTGAAGGAGAAATAGATAAGCTTGCTGTAGTAAATATGGCTAATGTAGGTCTTAACATTAAACCTCTGCATAAAGCTGTAGTTCATCAGTTTCAAAGCTCTCCAGAAACTGCTAAACAAAGAATAGGCAGACTTCTTAGATTAGAATATAATAACCCTGGAAAAGTAGGAGAAGTATGGATTATTAGGGCTATGAATACTGTTGATGAACAATGGGTAAAAAGTGCTTTGGTAGATGTACCTTCTTCTAAGATACAGTATATTCACTACAATAATTTAAAACATTATGGTAATAACCAAGCTTCAGCAGAAAACTGAAGTTTTAACTGACAAAGAAGTTTTATTCTTTTATAAAATAGCCGAGCTTGAGCTTAACAAAGAAGCCTTAAATAAACCTGAGAAGTATGTAGAAGTTATAAATAAACTTGCACATCCTAAAACAACCAGTGTTAGCCAAGTCTTAGGAGTAATACCTAAGTTCATAGTCCAGCTTGAAAAAGAAGACTTCTATTTAACTTATAAACATTTAGGATTGATATGAAAGATGCGATTGGATTTGGAATTTTTGTTATGATAATTATGGTAATTTATATCATACTTACCATACATTCTGTTCAAATTATAGATACAGGAGAAGAAATAAAAATTGTATGGGTACAGGAGTATGTAGATTCTGATTTAAAGCCTTATACAGTTATAAAAAGCATAGTTATATGGAAGAAAAAGAAGTAGTAGAACTACTAAATAGTCTTCAACAGCAAAGTTTAATTAAAATACTAAACTGGCAAAACAAAGAGCTTATACTTTTACCTAAGCTTGTTAGTAAACTATCTAATCCTATTGCAGAATGGATAGATGACTACAGAGCTTTATTTAAAGGTAAAAAGCCTGGTGCTATGGGTAGTAAAGAAGCTTGCATTAAGAAGATGGAAGAGTTGTTTATTAGAAGACCTGACTTAACTAAAGAAAAAGTAATGGCTGCTACACAAAATTATATAAATGCTGAGTCTTTGAATAGATGGAAATATATGATGCAAGCAGACTACTTTATCTCCAAAAATCAAGGTCACACTAAAGATGGTAAAATTTCCAAATTAGAGGCTTTTTGTGATGATTTAGAAGATACCTTAGATACTAACAATAATTCTTTTATGCATGATATTTAATAGAGCTTTAGCCAAGATTAAAGACAACATGCATAATGAAATTAACTGTATACCTTGGGGATTAGAAAGATTTGAGAATGTTGTACCTGGTATTATGCAGAAAAAATATTATTTGGTAACTGCAAATTCAGGTGTAGGCAAAACTCAGTTTACAGATTCTTACTTTATGTATAGACCAGTAGACTTTATACTTAATACTGAAACAGATATTAAGTTAAAAGTTTTCTACTATTCTCTAGAAATAGATAAAGAATCTAAAATTATACAGGGTATTGCTAAAAAGATTTATACGGATAAAGGTCTTGTTATACCCCATAACAAAATACTATCTATGAATAAACACAGAATATCTGAAGAGGAGTTTAAAATTATATCTGAAACTAAAGATTACTTTGAAAAACTCGAAGATTATGTGTATATTTATGATGATATAATTAATCCGTATGGTATTTTTAAACAGTTAGTTGACTATGCAAAAAGTCATGGTACTATACACACTAAAAAAATCACTAAAAAAGTTAAGAATGAGGTTACTGGCGTAATTGAAGAAGAAGAAATAGAGATTTTTGATTACTATGAGCCTTTTAATCCTAAAGAATATGTAATTATTATAGTAGACCACGCAGCACTACTAAATCCAGAGAAAGGTCTAAGCACTAAGCTCACCATAGAAAAACACAGTAATAATATGGTTAAGCTTAGAAATATGTTTGGATATATTCCTGTATTAGTACAACAGCAAGCTGCTGCTATGGAAGAACTAGATACTTATAAGGGTCAAACTTTAGAATCAAAACTAATACCTAGTTTATATGGCCTAGGAGAGACTAAATTAACAGGTAGGGATTGTGATATAGCATTAGGTGTTTTTAGTCCAGCTAGGTATGAATTAGACTCTTTTAGAGGATATAACATTTCTCTCTTACAGGACAACTTTCGTTCTTTGCATGTATTAAAATATCGTAGTGGTTCCCCTAATGGTGTAGTAGGTTTATATTTCAATGGCGCAGTTAATTATTTTGATGAGTTGCCAAAGCCTAAAACTCCTGAACTACAAGAGATATACAACTACATAAAAAGTAATAAACAAAATCAATAATAATTTATGAGTACACTAGTAGGCATTGTAGGCCAAAGTGGAAGTGGTAAATCTACTTCTATTGAAACACTAAACCCTAAAGAAACAGTAATTATTAATGTTTCTAACAAACCATTACCTTTTAGAGGTTGGAAATCTAATTACGTAGCTAAGAAGCTATCTGAAGGAGGTAATTATGCAGTAACAGACTCTGCTGCTACTATTATTACTGCTTTAGAATATATTAGTAAATCTAGACCTGAGATTAAGCATATTGTGATTGACGATTCTCAATATCTTATGTCTTTTGAGTTTATGGCTAAAGCTAAAGAAAAAGGCTATGATAAATTTACAAACATTGCAAAGAATACTTTTGATGTTCTAAATGTAGCTAGAAATCTTAGAGACGACTTAATTGTTTTTAGTCTTTACCATGAAGAAGAAGTATCTGATAACTTTGCTAAAAGACGGAAAATCAAGACAATAGGCAAACTTTTGGATGATAAGATTACTCTGGAAGGTCTATTTACTATTGTTCTTTTTACAGAAGTAGTAACAGGAGAAGACAACAATACTAATTACTACTTCTCTACACAAACTGATGGCTCTTCTACAGCTAAAAGTCCTAAAGGAATGTTTGAAGAAAAACTTATTCCTAATGATTTGAAAGTTGTAGCAGAATCCATTAACTCTTATTACCAATAACCCCCTTTTATTAACATTTAAACATTTAACAAATGTCTGACAAAACACAAGTTCCAGTATCTACCCGTGAATTGAAAATCTGGTATGCCATTGATGGCAAATCTGCTGATGAGATTGCAGAAATTATTTCTGAAAAGCATGGAGTAGCATGTGCTGGAGATGATGTAGTAGCACTACTCAAAGAAAGAAAAGTTCAAACTAGAGCTATTAGACGCTCTGAAAAGTCTTTTGTTTTTGTAAATCCTGATGAGCAAGCTGCTGAAGAAGCTAATCACACTAGTGATGAGCAAGCTGTAGAAGAGACTTCTTTCGTAAACTCTGCTGAAAACTCAATCTAATTTAGTAACCTCATAATCTATATTAATATATGTTTAACTTAAATGATGCATCTTTTGATGCAAAAACTGTAGCTATCTTTAACAACGGTGAAGCTGGTCTTGTTAGAAATGTAAAACTTTCTAAGATTGAACCTAAAACTGATGCTAATAGTAATGGTCCTGATTATAAGATTTTCTTCCAAGATGAAGCAGGAAATGAAATGAACATGGGCTTATGGTATCTTGACCAATCTAAAGATACCTTTGCTAAAGACCTTGAAAAGCAAGGTAAAACTCTTAAGCATTTAGTTCATTGTTTTTGCGGAGAGAACTTTAACATCCCAGCTTTTAACAGTACTAAAGAGCTGTTAGATGGATGCTTAAACTTAATCCAATCTAAAGCTGGTTCAATGATGGTAAGATTGTACTGTACTTATGGTACTACCCAGTATCCTAAGAAGTACCTTCAAGTAAGAGGTTATGTTCCTTTTATTGAGTCTGAATCTGTTCCTGTAGCAGAAACTAGACTAAAGCCTAGTAACATTGACCAACTTACTAGAATTGAAGAAGATGCACCTTCTGCTGGTTCTTACACAGCAGATAGTGATGTAATCTAAGCAAAGGTTTTGTAAATTAGGGGGCTTAAACGCCCCCTTTTTTATTATGATAAATCTTAATAAGCTTGACTACGACTTACTATCTTCAGAGCTGATATTAGAAAAAGTATCAGACTATCAAATATTTGCATATTACATACAAGGACTAGAACTAAATACATCATTTAATAGTCCTTTAAGGAATGATGATATTCCTTCTTTTAGTGTGTTTTATGCATCTAGATTGGGCAAGCTTTTGTTTAGAGATTTTGCAACTAAAGAAAAAGGTGATTGTTTTGTCTTTGTATCTAAGCTTTTTGGCTTAAACTACTATCAGAGTCTACAAAAAGTAGCTTTTGATTTTGGTTTAATAAAAGAAGGAACTAATGGTGATAGAGTAAAGAAAGAACTGCCAAAAGACAAAGAATACAAAAAATACTCTTCAACAGTACATCTAGGAATAAAAAGTATGGACTTTACACCTAAAGATTTAAGGTTTTGGTCTAGCTTTGGTATAAGCAAATCTACTTTAGAGAAATATAATGTAAGCAGTTGCTCACATATATTTATTAATGATTATATAATAAAAGTAGATAATAGCAAAAGTCCTGCTTATGCTTATCTAGAGTATAAAGATGAAAAGTATACCTACAAAATCTATCAACCTTTTGAAAAGAAAAGAAGATTTATATCCAATGTGGATAAATCTGTATGGCAAGGATGGAGACAAATGCCTGATACAGGAGAAGTCTTAATAATTACTAAGTCCTTGAAAGATGTGATGGCTATTACTGAAGTAAGTGGGATAAATTCTGTATCTTTACAAGCAGAAACCACTGAACCTAAGCCTCACATCATTAAGCAGTTAAAACAAAGATTTAGTAAAATATACTTGCTTTATGATAATGATTTTAACAAAGAAGTAAATAGAGGAAGAATATATGGAAAGGAAATAGCTTCTACTTTTAAAATCAAACAGATTGAAATACCTGATGAATATAAATCTAAAGACTTTTCTGATTTAGTTAAAAATCATGGAAAGCAAAAATCCCAACAAATTCTCATTAATCTTTTAAACCCTTAATCTTTAAAACTATGCGTAATATTCGTGTAATCTCTCCTCAATCTACCTCTGCTAGAACTTTTGAATCTGAAGCTACTAACTGGGGTGACCTTAAAGAAGAGTTATCTGGAACCTATTCAGGTATTTCAGATATGAAAGCTATTGTTAGAGAGACTAGAAATACTCTAGAATCTGATAATGCCTCTTTACCTGAAGGTAATTTTACTGTCATTCTTAGCATGAAGAAAATTGAATCTGGTAGTGGTAATCGCACTAGATACACTGATTCTCAAATCAGAGAAATTCGTACTAAGTTGATGAATCTTTTGGAAGATATTCTAGAAGATGTTAATGGTTCTATTCCAGATGAAAGTTTATCTGAAGAAGAGCTAGAAGATTTGGAAAATCTTCGTTCTGAAGGTTTGGCTTAATTTTCAGTACTCTTAAACCTAAAGAGGGTAGTCAATAGGCTACCCTCTTTTTTATTTTACATATTAAAAGCCTATGACAGAATTAGAATATGCTTTAGAAAATCCGAAACCTATTGGAGAATTTGTTGAAGAGCACTCTTTGTTTTCTATCAAACAAGAAACATTACAAGAAGATATAACTACAAAGCTTATTCCTTTAGTTTTTAACAAAGAAGCAGAAGAGTTTATTATATGGCAAGCTGGGACTATACACCCCTATAATAAAGAAAGAAATGATTTGCGTATTGTAAATGGTTTTTTAACAATTAATAGTCTTACAATAACTGATTGTTACATTTTACCTTTTGAAGTTGAAAAAGAGTTAAGATTTAATAGAGACCTAACAAATTTTAAGGAAGACCTCTTAAGTAGTTCTTCTCTTAAAAATGACTACAATAGACTAATAGAGATAGTAAGAGCTGCTGAAGAAATTTATGGAGAAGACAAAGTAGATTTAAAACTAGATAATGAGGAAAATATTAGTCTAATAGTACATTACCCTCAAATAGATATAGATGATGAAAATGGTAATACAGAAACTATTTTTGACTCCTATATATGCTACCCTTTTAGCTTGAATTATGAGGCTTTAAGATTAAGAAATAAAATAGAGATGTTTTCTTCTCATGGTACTTTTGAACAAGCTGGAGCTGGTTATATACATTCTCATGCTGCTACTAGAAGTCTTGAGAATTTCTTTTCTAAAAGAAACCTATGTCTAGGAGCTACAGATTTGCAGTGCTTAGTGGATGAGCTACATAGTACAAGTAACCTAAATGAAGTTGAAGCAGTAGCATTTGAATCTTTATTCTATCAAGTTGATGAACTTCTAGTTTGGGAATCTGAGAATGGAGGTCCTTATATTTATTTAAGAGATTTAGGTGAGGATCTTTCAAGGTATGTATTTTTATCGACAGATGATTACTTAGATGAAGATGACTTGACTAATTTTTTACAACAGGCTTTCAAAAATATAGATATGCTGGAAGAGCCTTATAATTTAGGAACTAATGCATTTATCTATCCTTCTGTAGGTATGCTTGTTGATGCAGGTGAATCCTTTTCTTCTTTTACCAATGTTATTAACTCCTATTATAATGAATATGAAAATGAGTATTTATTAAGTAGAGAGCTGGACAATGTTGCAAATTTAGCTCTCATAGATAGTTCACATAAACCCTACTTAACTTTTAGAAATAAACCTATAAATTACGGTATTGATTATGAAAACAAATTACTGGATACAACAGCAACCCTACCCCCAAGAGAATACGTTGAAACCTTATTCAAGCACTTATCAAAGTACTTACAAGACCTTGGTGAAAGAGAAAGGATTGAAAGTACATCTCTCCCAAGAGATATTAGCGAAAATTTGGTATTTATGTAAAAGTATCAATGACGTAGAATGGTCAGGTATAATCTTTTGTAAAACTGAAGGACATCCTATAAATCTTGATACTTTTAAGTTAGAGCCTATAGATATTCTTCCTATGCATAAGGGAGAGCCTTCATATACAGAGTTTGAGGTAGATGAATCTATTATTGATGCTTATGATAATAACCCTGTATTAGAAGATTGTAAAATGGGTATTATCCACTCTCATGTAGATATGAATGTATTCTTTAGTGGTACAGATACTTCTACTTTGCATAAGTACGCTGCTATGTCTAATTTCTGTATTTCCATCATTGTTAATAATGCTGGAGATGTTACAGGTAAAGTCGCTTATTTGGTAAAAAACAAAACCAAATCTTATCTTTCTGAGTATATGAATGAAGATGGTAATTGGATTAGTTCTAAAGAAGAAGAAAATGAGGTAGAAAATAGTGTAATTGTAGAAGTACCTCTTACTTTTTCCTTTGACTTAGATAACCTATTTAATAATAGAGTAGATACCATTATTAAAAAAGCTCAGGAAGAAAAGAAAGTTGTTGGATTTGGAAAAACAAAAACTGTTACACAAAGTTCATCATATAGTAATCCTTATAACTACTTCAATAATCAAGTACCTGCTAACACTGAATATAAATACAGTAGATACGAATTACTTAATTTCATTTGTAAGCTTTTAGAAAATAATACTAACAGCCTTAATAGTGGTGTTTTAGTAGCCTTGGATAAGTTTTATAAAGAAGTTTTAGGTAAAGGTCTATGTAAAGCAGATGATATGGTAGATTGGTTTATTAACTCTATTGCCAGCAACCATGGAGGAAAATTCTTCCCTAGTACAGTTTCTCAAACTCAAGAAGCTGATTTTATAGGTCAGGCTTTAGATATTTTAGTAGAAGTAAGTTCAAATGATGCTATAGCAAAAGCAGATAAAGAAGATGTGCTGTCAGATTTATATGAAGCTTTAAACAGCATCTACTATGACGATGATGAAATTCTAGACGATGACTATGATTTCACACATGTGTACTAAATAAATAAATAAATATGCAAAATTCTTATAACTCCCGTTTTAAGGATGCTGCATGGTTACCTACTGCCCAGTCCCTTGATGTAACTATCGGAGGGGCTGGGGGTATAGGTTCCATTGTAGCATTTCTTATGTCCAGAATAGGACCTAGGTCTATAACTTTATATGACAACGATACAGTAAACAGGCATAATTTATCTAATCAGCTTTTTGGCAAAGAGGATATGGATAAGTCTAAAGTAGAAGCAGTAATGAACTTATGTAAAAACTACTCACGTTATTTCATTAAAGCAGTTCCAGACTTATTTACTTTGCAAACACCTTCTACTCCAGTGATGTTTAGTTGTTTTGATAATATGGAAGCTAGAGAACAAATGTTTGAAGTATTTAAACAAAACTGTGATAAACACCAAGAAGAAGGTACACCTCCAATATTTATAGATGGTAGACTAACAGCAGAGCAGTTTTTCATATATGCAGTTACTCCAAATAGAATAGAGGATTATGAAAAAACTCTATTTCCTAGTAGTGAAGCTGCAAACTTGCCTTGTGGTTTTAAAGGTACTACCCACAATAGCTTTATGATTGGCTCTAAGATGGTAGCTTTGTTTACAAACCATTGCTTTAATATAGCTGTAGGAGAACATATTAGGGATGTTCCTTTTAGTGTAGAAAATGAAATCTTTAACATGCTAGAAACTGTAACATTATGATTAACATTGTACAAACTAGGAATATATATCCTCCTACTTATAAAATCAATACTGATAGGAGTAAAGTTATTTATGGTAAAAAAATTCTAGACAGAAATCTTTTGCAAAGAAGAGTATTTCTAAATCATAGTGAATATAATAGTTTGCCTTCTTTAGTTATAACTCCTACTTTTTATCAAATTGGAATAAGTATAAGTATTAATGGGGGAGAACAATATACAGGAATAGCATTCTTGAAGAACCTTACAACTCTTCTTAAAGAAAACTTAAATGTCTTACTAACTCCTGACTTAGAGTTTAATAACAATTGTAAAGTACGTACTTATACTTCTACTCATCAGGTTAGGTTAGAAACCTTAGCTAATCCTTTTGATATTGTTAACAATGGTATCTGTTATGTACATGGGAGTTTACTTTACTTAGATTCATTATTAGCAGTTCCTTTAGCTGCTCTTACTATAGATAAATCTTATATGCAACTTCCTTTTATTTATTTCTTAGTAAGAGAAATATTAGGAGAGGAAAAAATGCAAGAATTAGGTCTAGGTCTAGATGAGTTTTTAAGTATTCCAGGTCTTTTTAAATTAGAAGTATCTAACCCTCCTCTTTTAGATGAAGATTTTTTGTTAAGTAGCCAGCTAATAAAAAGCTTATGGAAAATGATAAAACATGCTCAAAAGATTGGTTTAGAAATTAAAGGCAGAGATGATATGAAAAAAGAAGACTATGTTTCAACCATACAAAATGATATTACATTTGATGAGTTTGTTGAATATGTAAAATCTAAAGTAGAAGAGGAGGAAGTAAATGCATAAATTCTTTATACCAGGTAATGTACCTTCTCTTAAAAATTCTAAGGTAAAAACCTCAAGAGGGATTTTTCCTTCTAAAACAGTTGTAAGCTACTTAAAAGACCTGGGTATCAAAAGATACTCAGTAAGAGATAAAGTAGTAGAAGAATATGTTAGAAGGGAAAATCTCTTTAAAAAGTACTTAGCTACTTTCCCTACTGAATTAGAGTATCCTATACACATGGGATTTCATTTTATTAGGAAGTCTAAAAGAGATTTTGACTTCAATAATGCTACACAAATAATTCAGGACTTGTTAGTAGCACACAACTATATAGAAGATGATTCTATGAGGTTTTTACTCCCTTATCCCCTACAAATTGAAGGTTTGTACTATTCCATAAATCCTAAGAACCCAGGAGTAATTTTAAAAGTTGATTATGACAGAAGATAAAGTGATACCCCCATGCCCTGACCTTAGTAAAAAGGTGAAACACGTTTTAAATGATAAGACTATCATTTATTTTAGTAGAAAGCTCTCACTAAAAGAGATAAAAGAAAGAATCAAGCTGTATGAAAAGAATGCAGAAAAAGTAACTAACTCAGTAACAGTATATAAAAATGACTAATATTATTTCAGATAAATTATCCCATTTAAGCTTTAGTAAACTGGCTTTATTGGATAGAAGTCCTAAGGATTTTTATAAAAGATACATAGAGCAAGAAGAAGTTATTTCAGATAAACATGCTGTTAACTTAGGTTCTCTAGTAGACTGCTTACTTACTGAACCTGATAATCTTTACAGTATTTTTAAAGTAGTTAGTCATAATGAGCCTACAAATCTAATGAAAGATTATACTGATTTATTTATAAGTTACTATAAAAATCTTATGGCTGACACAGATAGTGAGTTAAGTGATAGTGAGAAGCAGCTTGCTGCCCATGAAAGTGCTTATACTCATGGCACATTTAAAATTAGCTCAGATAAAGTTATAGAAAGGTTTAACAAAGAGGCTAAGGATTATGCAATGGATATAGTAACTGCTGGAGATAAGATAATTGTAACGACTGAAGATTTCTTAAAAGCCAGTGCTTGTTCTACTGCTCTTTTAAATAACAAGTTTACTAAAGACTTTCTAAGCCAATACATTGTAGGAAACAAAGAAAAAATCTATCAACTAGAGGATACTTTTGAAATACTAGACAACGGATTTCCTCTTACTTTTAAAGTTAAACTTGACTTAGTTATCATAGACCATGATAATAAAATTATTCAGCCGTTAGATATTAAGACTACAAGCAGTAGCCCTTATGCTTTTACTAAGTCTATGTATTCTTACAGGTATGATATTCAAGGAGCTTTATATTCCCACTACATTAATCATGTCTTTAAAGCTAGAAAAGGTCTAGAAGACTATAAAGTTTTTGACTTTAAATATATTGTAGTAAATGTAGACTATCCAAAAAATCCTCTAATATGGAAGCTTAGTTATAATGATAACAGAGCTGCCTTTGCAGGCAAACTAGCAGGCTACAATAGAGCAGGTATTTGGGAGCTTATTAATGACTTACACTGGCATTTAGAAAATGATTTGTGGGATTACTCAAGAGAGATTTATGAGAATAATGGTGTGATAGAAACTAGAATGCATAATGAGCCAGAAAGAACAGAAGAATAAAGCTTCTTTTCTTGTTCTACCTATGCTAGGCTTTAACAAAGATTTCTTTGGTTGGTCTAATAATCTAGTAAATTGTTACATTAAAGACTTAAATTATCCAGAATTTGATAATCACATTGTACTTATGTATGAATACCCTGAGTTACTTAATGAAAGGGATATACAGAATATAGTAAAGCAGGAGGCTAATCTTAATGAGATAAATGAACATCTTGTTCATAGGTATGAACCTTCAGTAAATAAATCTGTGTTTATTTATGATGTACCTAAGCAGTATCAAAGTGACTATGACTGGTTTAGGTATGGTAAATACTCTAAAATGTCTCCTAAATTTAAAGAGCAGATACTAGATTTTCATCATGGTTCTAATATAAAAGGTATTATAGGAGTTCTTTCTAGAAATCAGGTAATGCTAAGAAATTTACATAAGAACTTAGGTTGTATGAGTGAAGTATGCAAGTGTAAACATAACACTTATCTATCTTGTAGTAAATTTCAAGACTATATATTTGACTTTGATAAGTCAGAGATATGGTCTATTCCTGGAGATGAAGAAATACTTTATACCACTATTGAACCTATTAAAAATACAAAGGTAGAGTGAGAAAAGAAACTGTAGAACAGTTAGGTGATTGGTATCAGAGGTTCCCTAAATTATGGGAATCCTCTGGTGTCAATCAGATTGTGAAAACCATTAGTGTAGAATATCAAAAGTATGTAATATACCCTGAGCCTAAACAAATATTTAGAGCTTTTGAATTATGTCAATACAATGATATTAAAGGAGTTATACTAGGTATGGACCCTTACAATAATGGTAGTGCTACAGGCTTGGCTTTTGGAGTTAAATCAGAACTCTATATAAATCCCAGCTTGGTAAAAATTAGAGAAGCTATAGAAAAAGAAATACATAATGGACTATGCTTAGATTTTGATTATTCACTAGAATATTTAGCTAATCAAGGTGTGCTTTTGTTAAATAGTTTCCTAACAGTGAGAAGAAGAAGTCCTGGAAGTCATAGAACTGTATGGTCAGACTTTACCAAGGGATTCTTAACTCAGTTATCTATAGTTAAACCAGATTTACTATGGTTTTTGTGGGGTAGAGATGCTCAAAGTTTTAAGCAATACATATACCCTACACCAAATATCTATGAAGCAGAGCATCCAGCTTATGCAGCTAGAAATAGTAGACCATGGATAACTAACAATCAATTTGAAAAAACTAAACACATAATTAATTGGTAATATGGAACATCTTATACATAAAATTATTGAGTTCCATGAGGCTTTTAACCAGCCTTATGCTAAGGATATAACTCCTGTATCAGCTAAAGAAGCTGTACTAAGGTATGACTTAATGGCAGAAGAGAACAAAGAATACTTACTAGCTGCCTTAGATAAAGACCTAGAGGGTATTGCTGATGCTTTAGGAGATAAACTTTATATACTCTTAGGGACTATTATTAAGCATGGAATGCAGCACATTATTGTAAATGTATTTAATGAAATACACAAAAGCAACATGTCCAAGCTAGGAGAAGATGGTAAGCCTGTGTTAAGACAAGATGGTAAGATTCTTAAAGGACCTAACTACAGCCCCCCTAATTTAAAACAATTTGTAGAATGAAGACTTTGATTTTATTACTTCTGCCTTTAAGTATCTATAGTCAGACTATAGATTCTGTATGGGCAGAAATTAACAAACAAAGAATTAAAAAGCCAGATATAGTAATGAGGCAAGCAATGCTTGAAACTATGTGGCTTAAATGTAAAGATTGTAGTCTTAGGTTTAATAACATCTTTGGTTTTAGACATAAGACTGCTATTAAAGAAGGAAATCCTCAAGGCTATCTAGAGTTTGAAACTTGGCAGGATTGTATTTACTATTACAAAAGCTGGCAAGAAGAAAAGTATGATTCAGGATGCTACTATGCTTTCTTAGAGGAAGTAGGCTATGCTGAATCACAGAAGTACTGTGAAACTTTAAAAGTGTTAAAGCGGAGATGGTGAGGTAAATAAACAGCAGTAGGTTTTTATCTACTGCTGTTTTACTTTTTACTAAATTCTTAGGTTTTGCATTACTTTAATTAATTCATCAGGACTCATAATAGTTTCTATTCTTCCAGAACCTAAAAGTTTTAGAAATTTAGCTACTATTTTATAATCTCCTTTCTCCCATACTCCAGTATCTCTTTGGTAAGTTTCTAAAGGATTAAATAATTGTTTTATTAGTCTAATAGTCTTTTCTATAACAGTTTGAGCTGCCATAGGATTAGAAAAGGTTTTATAGTTTGCAATAGGATTAATAAAACCAAATAACTCTTGATGCAGCCTAAGAGAGAATAGCAAAGGATAAGCCAGTAGTTTTTTATCTTCATCATCAGCTTCATCTGATAGTCTTGCTAAAATCATACTAATAATTCCTGTAACACTGATGAAAGCTAATTCAGCTCCTGCCCTACTAAGATTTCTTCTTTCTAAAGGTGTTAAGTTCTCACTTGAAGAAAAAGGAGATAACTGTATCAAGGTATCTTTAAGCTGTGAAGTTACTAGTCTAAAGAATGTATTATAGTAACCCTCAGTTGGTGCTCCTAATTCTTGGTCTAAACCATAGGTTTTAAACCTTTTCTTCATGCCCGATGGAAAAAATTTCCTGTACATCAACGCTAGTCTTCCCAGCCAATGTCTCTCTGCTGTAACTTTATCAAAGTTATTGTAAACTCCATGCATCCTTTTATTGATAGCATGTAAAGAGTTCTGAATGTCCATATCTACTAAGCCATTAGCTGTAGGAGTTCCTTCAAGAGAAACTCCTTCCTTTAATCTTATAGCTCCATCAGGCCCTAATTCATAAGCATCTATTAAAGATATTTCTTTAGTTATACCTCCTATTTTCTGCTTTACTTTATTTCTTTTAAGCATGGCTAACATAGCTTGCACTTGAATAGCATGCTCCCCTTGATTTTGTAAAAAGAACCATGTATCTGTAGACCATGCTTTCTTCATAGCAGACATACTAACTTTTCTACCATATCTGTCTGTATATTCTCCTTGCATAGGGTCATATAACTCAATCAATTGGCCTATGAAAGAAGTAGCAGTAGGTTGAGTAAAATCTTTTACATAGTTACCTATATTTCTAGCATAGTAAACCTTTGCCCATGCTACTTCTTTCTGATTAAAAAATTCATCAGAAGCAGCTTCTATCATTAACTGAGCATTAGCTTGTAGGGAGTTAGCAGCAGAACCTACAGGGTTACCTCCAATTTGAGTTTTAGAACCAAAACCCATCAAATTGGCAGCAAGTTTATTAAAGTCTACAACTTTACCTGCTATTGCAGTTTTAGATTCTAATTGTTGTACACCATATATTTGCATGTCCATAAATACCTCAAGAAGGGCTGCTATATTATTACCTCCATGCTTCTTAACATACTTATCCCAAGATGTGATACCTGCTTTCTTAGCTGCCTCACTAATAAATCTATTACCTAAAGCATCTGTTTTTAAAGGAGGATTCTGTTTAGTTGATTCTAAAGCTGCTGTACCTACTACAACACTTTCATTGGCTGCTTCAAATTTAAGAGAAGCCTGGTCAAACATAAGTACAGAAGATAGTAAGTCTAAAGAAACATCCTCTGCTGGCATGTTTTGTGTATATAAAACAGGAATAACTTTCTGTCCTTCTACTTTTTCTCCATAGATAAAAGCATCTTCTTCTGTGTACTTAACTAGGTTTCTCCAGCTATATTTAGCATAATTGATAGCTCCGTTTTCTACTAGTCTATCTATATCAGATTTAGCTACAGAAGGAAGTATATACCCTCTTTTAGCTCTATCAGGAACTCTCTGCTGAGACTTAAAGTAAGTAGCTATTAGAAGGTCATAAAACTCCTTTTTATTCTTACTAGACTGTATCTGCTTATACCTAGGGTCTGCATACTTTGCTCTGGAAGGTCTGGAAAAATCTCTTGAATAGTAAGTAACACCTTGTATTTCTACTTGGTTATTCTTTAACCAAAATTCAAATTGCTTTTCAGATATAACATTATCTTCTACTAGCTTTTTGTGTTCTTCAATAATAGTCTTTCTTCCCTTTTCTATAACCACTACTTCTCCTGTTTCAGGATTAGTAACTGTTCTATCTTCATAAGGTAGAGCTTCTGTATTTTCTTTGTACCAGCTTTGAATAAAAGCATTCTTCTGTGTAGGGTCAGTAATAGATTCAGCCTGTTTATACATATTATTTAAGGCTTCATTGTATGCAGACATATCTACTTCTTGTACAAAAGCCATTTTATCTACAAGCTCTTTCTTCCCATGGTCATATACTTTAGTTCTAGTGTAAAAAGGCTTATAAAAAGATGAAGGTACATTTCTATTCTCTGAAGTACTAGTAGCATACTTCTTAAATCCTTTAGATGCTTTATGAGCAGTTCTTATAGATATCTGTCTAGCATTTTCATAGGCAGCTTTTAAGGTCTTAGCAAACAAAGCTACAATAGGATTACTACTAGATATAGCTGGAGTAAGTAAAAAGTCTAAGAAAGGTACATCTCTATTAGAGCCATCTTCTAATGCTTTTAGTATAGTATTGTATGTAACACCATCTTCACCTATTTCTTTTTCTAGAGTTTCAAGTCTTCTTTTAGTAAGCTTATATGCTCTAGAATCAGGGTCTAGCTTTCCTAACTTCTTCTTTAAAGATGTTATCTCTTCTATGTGCTTAATGTTAGCTTTCTTAGATATTGACTCAGACAGTAGTTTAGCTACTTGAGGATTCATTTCCTCATTATATATACTTTCAATTCTACTAAAAGCTGCTACTATACTATTGGCTTTAGATAATGGAGTTCCTGGAGTTAAAGCTTCTTTACCTCCTATTTCCATATCTAAGAATGCTTGTATCTGGCTTACAATAGGCTTAAGCATATCTACTGTTTCTTTAGCCTTAACAAGCCTAGTAATCATTTCAGCTTTGTCTGCATTGTTACCTTCTTTAGCATCCCGTATAGTTTTCTCTAGCATTTTTAAGTCTCCAGGGAAATTCTTAGAGCCTCTAAGCTGGGCATATATAGTGTCAATAAATTGACTAATAGCTTTAGTCTTTTCTACAGTTTCTATACTTTCCTTGAGCTGTTGAGTAATGTATTTTTCAGCTCTACTGTTTTTAGGATTTCTTTCTAATAGTAGAAGCCTGTTCTCTAATACCTGTTTAATTTTATCTAGGAGCTTATCTGTTTGCTTAAATTTGCTAAAGTCTACATCCTCTTCAGTTACTTCATGTAACTCGTCTAAAAATTTCCTGTAAGCGTCTAAATAAAATATAGGTTCAGGAGCTAACTCAGTAACAGTATTTTCTGAAGTGCTAGTAATATGCATAGGTATAATACCTAATTCATTTTGGTCACTAAAACTGTAACCTTGAGACATTGCTAGTCCTTTGTAAATAGATAGCTGTCCAGAGTGTTTATCTTTTCTAGAAGCTTTTTTACCTCCTTTGAACCTCCTATCATATTGGTTTTCAAATTTTCCTGTGTTGTAAGGAGCAAACCTTTTAGTATCAGGGTCATAGTTAGTAGGGTTAACACTACTCTTTAAATCAAAAATACGAATACTACCATCAGGGTCTACAACTACAATATCTGCTGTACCTGCTACTCCTTTTTCTACATTGAAAAATTTAATCTGAGATAATACTACTGAGTTAGGAAAAGACTTTACAAAGTTATTTAGTGCTTCATAGGCAGTACTAAAAGCTTTATCACTAAGCATTAGGTCATTACCCTCACTAATAGCAAATTGCTTTAAATCTTGTAAAGTATCTCTTTCATTTTTTCCTAGAGTTATACTACTTAATATAAAGTCTATTTGGTTACCCCACTGTCTATTATCTTCATACAGAGTTTCATCACCATCAAAACCATAGAACTCTTTATCAGAATTTTCTAGATATGTAGTAGCTCTTTCTAAAGGTGTTCCTGTAGCAGTATGTACATAAGTTTCATCATCCTTACTACTTACTTCTGTTTGTTGTAAAAGCAAACTTTCTATAACCTCCTTCATCTTTTTAGGAGGTTTATTCCCTGTTCTACTTTCGTAGTTTTCTAGCTGGTTTTGATAATTCTGTATGTCACTAGGACTTAGTTGATTATATTCTGAACCAATTAAAGGATTTACCTTATCTAAAAATCCTTCTATTTCTTCTAAACTAGGTATCTCATAACCATTAGCTATAAACAGTTTATAAGCTGAAAATACTCCTAGTGATTCTTCAAGTAGTCTCCATTCAGGAGTGTTTTTATTAGGACATGCCATTAGTTACAATTATTAAGTAGTTCTAATACATCTGCATCATTTACATTTACAAATGTACTAAATAAAGTAGTAGCTCTATCTTCTGTAGATTCCATAGGAGCTTGCAGTTGATTATTTACAAACCCTCTAAATCCTTCTATATCTTTTTGAGAACCTAATATGTGAATTTGTTCTGGTTTTTCAACACCATATTGATTTAAAAATTCTCCTTGTTCAAACTGTTCTTCTGATAAACTTTGAATAAAATTTTTACTATAATTTTCTATAAATCCATCATCATTATTTACTTTATTAATATTATTATCAATAAAAGTAGAAGGATTTTTTAAATTAATTATTGCAGTTATTGTTCTTGAAAGACTTTTAAAACCAGGTGTATTTAATTTACCAAAATAAATATAATCTGCTCCACTTTGATAGAAAGATTTATCAAACTTATCAAATTTTGCATTTGTTCCATGATAAACAATATCTTTTACTTTACTATCTGGAAATATAGTATCTAAATATTGAGAGTATAGTTGTAGAGCTTGTTGTTTTTGTTGTGGGGTTATTTTAGATAACTCTAACTCAACTAAATTATTTGGTAATCCTGATTCTCCTTCTATTTTCTGTGCTTGGCTTAACTCTAAATTTATAGTTATAAAATCTGTTAATCTTTCTTTTTCCTTATTTCCTATTAATACCTTTCTAATTTGTTTAGAAGTAATTTCATGCTTATACTTTAAATATGCTTCTAATTTTTTAGCACCTGTATATTCTTCTTCATTTAAAGGATTTTGGTCAGGATTTTCTGCTAAAAAGTCTATAACATCTTTATATATTTCAATTTCTTTTTCTGTTAATCCAACAGTAGTTTCTAATTCAAATTTTAAATTACCTCTATTATTATATTCTTTTAAAGCTTCTTCAGCTTCTTCTTTTATAAAGAATATATCAGATTGGATATCTTCATCTATGTTTACTACAAAATAAGCAGTTCTAAACTGTTCAACATATTTTTTAAGTTTATTAACTTGCTCTTCTAACTGAGTAGCTTCTCCAATTTTAGTTTTAAAATCTTGAACTTTTAGTTCATTTATACCTTTAACAAACCCTAAAGCTTCATATACTTGGTTAGCTAATTCAGGATTAGAATCAAATAGTTCTTGTACTCCTGGTTTGATAGTACCTCTAGCTTTTGGTGTACTTCTGTAAGTCCTATTAGCCAATCTTCCTAGGTTAACAGGATTATCTACTACTAACATAGAAGCTAAATCTTCTAATGTAGTCTCAGGATTTAGTTCAGAAGGTATAATAGCTTTTTTAGAATCAGCTAACAAGGATTTAATATACTCAGATACTTTTCTAAGGAAAGTCTTAATAGCATTCCATAAACCTTTTTCTTGTTTAACACTTTCTAAATCAGCAGCATATTGGCCTATAAGGTCTACAATAGCTTCTTCTACTTGTTCTTCATAAGATAACTCTGGGTAATTCTTTTGTACTCTAGCTAAAGTCTTTTTACCTAGCTCAGAATTATTAACCTGTTTTGTTAAGTTTTTATAGAGCAGTGGATTTTGAAGTTTTACAATAGCTACAAAAGGGTGTGCAAATTCATGGAAAGGAGTATCTAGCCTAGCTTTATCAGGGTTTATTAAAACTCTACCATTTTTAAATTGTCCTAGTCCAGGAATAGAAGTGTCAAATTCCCAGTCTATGCCAAACTTAGCGGATAGCTTATCTAGTAATGAAGAAAGTTGCTCTCTGTTTATTGTTTGTTTTTCTGAGGATTTAGATTGAAAGGGGTTTTTGCCTCCTAAATTCTTAAGTATACTTTCAATTTTATCTTTATTCTCGTTAATATCAGATAGGAAGCTATTAAACATAGGCTTCATAAAGTTTTTATTATCAGAATTAGGAAGTTGGTCAAATAGTTTAAGTAAATACTCTTTAGTTATTTCAGGACTTGGTTCTTCTTTCTTTTCTACAGGAGTTTTTTCAGTAGGAGTAGCTTTAGTCTCAGGCTTAACTTCAGCTTTAGACACACTACTAAGTTGGTTAAGGAAATTCTGTAACTCTGGACTAAGTGTAGTAGCTTCAGCTTGTTGCTCCTCAGCAGTAGTAGTAGTTTGCTCTTCTTTCTCTTCCCTTATATAGTCTAAAGCCTCTACTCCTGCATTAATATCCTCTATAGTCCAGAAGAAAGGAGATATTTCTTTAGTTAGTATAGGATTAACAGCTTTGTAATAAGCAGCTACTCCATTCACATCAGTACCTTCATTAAACAAGTTACCATCCTTATTTAGAGTAACTGTATCACTAGCTTCTGGAAGACCATCTTTAATACTTACTTTAGACCTCTGCTTTTGTACAGCATATAGTCTATATATTCTTGATGTAGGTATTCCCTCTGGAGAGAACTCAACAATTTTAAAATATGCAGGATAGTTTAATTTACCATTAGAACCTTTACTTACAAGACCTGTACCCTTTATTGCTTGAGCGTTAATTCCCATCTTCATCTTATCATTGCTACTAAAAGCTCCAGAAGGTTTTACTTCTACCCCAGCATATAAGTCAAATCTAATAACACCATTTCTATCATCCTTAAATACAGGAGAGTTTTGTTTTATAATTTGTATAAGCTGCTCTTTAGTAATATTCCCTGCTTCCTTATCTTGTTTAAGCTCTTCTACAAAAGCTTTAAACTCTTCATCCTTTGAGTAATCTTTAAAGAGATTCTTACTGCTAGTAGTTCTAAGGTCATAGCCATTAGGCTGATATCTAGCATAAAGGTCTACAAATTCTTGGATAAGTTCTCCTTTAGATATTCCAAATACTCTTACAAAGGTTTTATTAGATAACCCTGCAAATAAGTCTTGTACTTCATCAAGAGAATTAGAAATATTAGTTAAGTAATGAGGAGCTATCTGTCTTATGAAGCTATCATTTTTAAATAGTCCTCCATCTTTCATTAATAGGTAATAGAAAGCTCTAGCTGCAAATAGTCTAGCTTTAGGATTTTCAGAAGTGTAAAGCTCTCTAAAAGAATCCATAAGCTTTTGTACATAGTCAGAATTATTTTTAGTTCTAGTATTAAGACTCATCTTGTACAGAGAGTGGCCATCTAATCTAGTAGCTTTATTCTTGAAAGGAATAACCTCAGGAAGCAATGCTCCAAGAAACTCATTACTTCCAACCTCATCTAAAGCAGATACCTCTGCATACAACTCATGTAAATACGATGGGTCAAATAACTTAGTAAGATTTAAACCTTTTACTTTATTAGCATACTGATGCTTATAAGCCCTCATAGATAGGAAAGACAGCAAAGATTTACGAATCTTTTTGGCTTTATCATCTATAGCCATAGTATTAGGTCTTAGAGAAGTTTTTAAAACTTCTACAATATCCTTTGCTGGTTTTGCTTCTAGTAAGAAGAACTTAGGAGATTCATGGTTAATAATAGCAGTCTGAGCTTTTAGATTAGTAGATAAGATTTTATCCTTCTTAACTAAGTCTAAAAGGTCAAGTGGATAGTCTCTAGCTGCATAGCCTTCTACATGCTCTATTGAATAGTCATTAAGATTTTGAGGGTTGCCATCCTTGCGTAGTACAACTCTAAGACCTAAGTTCTTAATAGACTCTTGAACATTATAATTCTCTGAAAATGTAGGTTTAGCTCCTTTAGCTAATCCTATAATGTCTGTAAAGTTCCTTAAGAAATCTGATACTTCTTTAAACAGCTTAATGGTTTGTAAAGCATTAACTTGTATAAAGTTATATTGGGCTTCAGTTAATGTAGAAGAGGTGGGGTCTTGAGCATATAGTAATGCTTGGATAAGGTTATCTTCAGTTAATGCTACTTCTTCAGTATCTTTTCCTTGGTATTCTCCTAGAGTTTTTGCTACTAACTTAAAAAAACCTTGTGAGTACTCTCCTTCTTTAATAGGAGAGCTATCAGCATTAATGAGATTTACAAGCTGTACAACAGCAGGTTGCATACCTGATAATACAACTTCATTAAACCCTTTACCTAATCCCATTTGAGTAAGGCTAGTACCTAAAAGCTGATAAGCCATGTTAAACTTAGAAGCTTTAGGGTCTTTACCATTATCTGTCATGGCATTAAGATTCTGTCCTATGAGGTTATTAACCCTAATACCTACATTATTTAGGATAGAATCATCTTTTTGATTCCTTGATAATTTAAATCCTTTTGCATACTCTTTAAATGTTTCAGCTACTTCTTTAGCCTCCATCCATTCAGCACTTAGGCTAACTCCAGCTTTAGCTAATCTCTGAAATATGAGGTTAAATACAGCTACAGGTCCAATATTCTTTGTACCTGTAGCATTATTAACACTAGCATTTGTTTTGTTTAATGGGTCATAGATACCAGTAACTTCTGTGTTATCTTTAACTCCAGCTTCTCTAAGTCTTTTTTCTAATTTATCAAATGCTTCTGTAGAAGTAACCTCATTGGAAATATCTTCATTAGTATCATTATAAATGAAAGCTCCTGCAACAGGTACAAGAAGGTTATTTATTTCTGTAATAGTTAAAGGATTTATAGCTGAGATATTTCCCTTCTCAAAGCTACTTCTGTTAGCAGAGATTACCTCACTGAACCTCTGGTTAAAAGCATCTTCTGAAGCTGAGTAACCTAGTTTATCTAATTGCTTAATAGATTCTTCAGTTCTTACAGTTCTAATAAAGTTTTTAGTGTTTTGTATCTTAGATTTATACTGATTTAAAACCCTTTGGATTTCCTTAAGATTTCCTCTAGCAACATTTTCTTCAAGCATTAGAGCTGTTAGCTCACTAAAGTCCTTGATACCTTTAAGACTAGTATCTAGGTTATCATCACTTGTTTCTGTTACATCAGCATCTTCAATATTACCTTCTTCAAAAGCTTCATCTATACTAGATAGAATCTCAGCAATTTGTTGTTTAGCTTCCTCTGCACTAGGCTTAAGTTTATTAAGTTCAGACTTTAAATTATTTAGTGCTTCTAAAGCTTCTTGATATTTTTTATTCTTTAGAAGTGCTTCTTTGGTATTTTCTTTTACATCATATAGTTGAGATTTCTCTCTTATATATTCTTCTCTAGCTTGCTTAATAGCTTCTTCTACATTATCAGCTTTTAAGTACTGACCAAACCAATGTATTTTATCATTACTATCTATAAAGTAATCTACTACCCTTACATACTCTGCATCAACGTCAAAGTCAGCACCAGAGAGTTTTAGAATTTCATAAGGCATAATAATTTCATTACCTGTTTCCATAGGTAAGAAATCTACTACCTTAAAGTAGCCCATTGAGTGTTTATCATCTGTAGGAATTCTAACACCATACATCTCTAAAATCTCAGGAGGAAGTTCATCTCCCTTCTTAAGATTTAAGTGTTCAGCAAACTGAGCAGAAATCTTAATTTCTGTGTAGTATTTACCATCAGCATCTTTCTTTCTATAAGCTAATCTTCTAGTTGTTACTTTACCTGCATACTTAGAAGGATTGCTTCTAAATTCTTTATCAGTAATAATTTTACCATCTAGCTCCATTACACCAGTACCATGGTCTGTTCTAAGAGTAAACTTATGCCCAGGAGCTTTATTCTTTAGCACATTTTTAGATACAAAGCTTAGGAACATTGACTCCAACTTATCAATGGTACTAGGCATATTTAAGTTGTACTTAGGTAAATCTTCAGCTCCTTCCATAGCAGATACCATCTCAATTAAATAGGAATCTGCACCTGTCTGCATTAAGCTTTCTTTAAAGAGCTTTAGAAGATATGTGTACCTAGGCTTATCATTAGAAGAAATAATCTTCTGCATCTCTTTAAAACCTTCTTCAGTTCTAAGAGATACAAGGTTTTCAAAAGCATCTTGCAAGTCACCTAAAGTAGTAGTTGTGCCAAATACAGATACTTTAGTTGTACTTTTCTGCTCTGAAAATAATAATGCCAAAGCCTGAATAGGGTCTATAATTTTAGACTTGAGGTTATCTGTTTTAACTTGCTCTTTAAAAGCTTCATCGTCTACATCAAATCCTTCAGAATCTACAATAAATCCTACTTCATTATTACCAGAGATTGAGCCTACATTAATCTTAGCTCCTTTCATTGAAGAGTCATAAGCTAGAATATCTGTACCAGTACTTTCTAAGTAATTTAAAGTATCATGGTTTAATCTCTCAGAAGGTATAGGTTTCCAAATAGCATGGATTTGCTTATATAACTCTTGCATTCTATTTACATCATTTACCCTTCTTGCATCAAAAAGTAAATCATATAGATAGTCTAGCTGCTCTCTATCTTCCTTTGTCTCTACATAAGAAGTCTGGCTTCTTAGTAAGGTAACAATAGAAGTTTTATCATAGAACCAACGGTTAGTACCTACAATTTTTCTAGGCATAACTAAGGCTCCTGCATCCTTTAGAGTTTTAATCTCTGAAGGAGTAAGCTTATAACCTTTTTCTAATCTGTTATAGATTTCATCAACAGCTTTAGTTTTCTTACCTAGTGAAGTCAAATACTTTCTTCTGTACCAACTTAATGTTCCTATGTTTTGTGCATCTGTAGTATCTTGTGAATCAAGGTCTTTTATATTAGCTGCATCAACACTATCTTTATCAAATCTATCTTTAGCTTCTACAGACCTAACTACAGCTACTTTAGTAGTACCTGTACCTAATGGAGGTCCAGCAGCAATTGTTTTAGACATTCTTTTGATAAAGTCTACCATATCCTTATAGCTCATCTTTAGGTTACCATGTATAAGGTTTCCAAAAGCCATTGAGCCTAGCATATCATTAAAGAAGTATTCTTTGAGCCTTGTTATATTAACTGTACCATCATTCTTTTCATAGAATTTAGGCAGCATTTTGTTTTTGTATACTGTTACTGTTTCTGCTTCTTCAGCAACAGCTTCTTCAGATTTTTCCTCTTCTTGAGTTTTTTTCTCATCACTAGTAGTCTCTTCTTTTCTAATAAGACTTCTAGCAGGAGAAGCAAGTGTTTCTAAGTATTGACCAAAAAGGTCTTGAGCATAAGACTGAATAAAAGGTTCTAACCTTTCTTTAGTCAAAGGCTTGCCCTCTCTAGCATCAGCTAATAACTGTTGATAAAGTTCAGGACTATATTTCTGTAGTGCAGCTTTATACAAGAAGAAATCATGGCCTTTACCTTTTGTATAGTCTTTAGTACCATCTTCTCTTAGTTTGTAGTGGTAACCTTCAATATCAAAAACAGGATTACCATTATTGTCTACACCATCATTTTCTAAAATAAACTTAATCTCTTGCTGTACATTAGCTAAATCCTCATACTCCTGTAGTATGTCTCTAAACAAAAACTCTACACCTAAAGTATTTAATTCCCCATCTCTGTTAACAAATTCATGTACAGGAAGATTAGTAGCTGTTTGAGTATTTTTATCAGAGTTTACTTGTGTAATAAAAGGTGCTAGAGTTCTTTCTTTAGCTCTATTATCTTTAGCCAAGCCTCTTGCTCCAGGAAGTCTAAATAGTTTTCTAAGTTTATTGCCTATACTTTCAGCAAACATACTTAGTTTAACTAAGTCTATGCCTCCTCCATCTAGCTCTGCATAGGATGAAGCATCACTATTTTTGTAAGTATCTTCTACAAATTCAGCTTCTCCATCTACTTCCACTTCAGATAATGAAGTAGTTCTAAGACCATCCATTAAGAATGTCTGTAGCTGCTTTAACACAGCTAAGGAGTAAGCTTCATTATCTTCTGTTATTAAAGTGCTAGTAGTGTTACCATCACTATTAACTTGATACTCTACACCATTTAGGTATGGGTTATGTTTAATAGCTTGATAAAACTTCTTAGCTATATAGTAAGGATAAGGAGTACCTTCATACTTAAACATCTCTTGAGCTATTAAAGCTCCTTCATCATCAGATACTTTATCTCTAATAGCTCTAAGTAATTCCTTAGCAGTTTCTGTTCTTTTGTTCCACTTCTTAGTCTCAGATATTAGATATGTTTTTTGAATGAAAGAATATATATCCTGACCTTTAGCATTTTGGAAAGTAGTAGTACCTACAGATTCATCAAATACAGCATTGTTTTCTGCAATAGCCTGCAATCTACCAATGGCCCCTCTATCTGTTTTAGTATCACTTTCATTTAGATTCTTTACAAATGGATTGTTTTGTGCAGCTATAGAAGAACTTAAACCTGTTAAATCATCTTTAGTTAAAGGCTTTACATCAGAAAATAAATACACTTCTTCTAGTAAACCTTCATAAAAATCTTTTTCATTAGGTGTTTCAGGTTTAGATATATACTGCTCAAGAGTGTTAACATGATTACTTAGGATGCTAAATCTTATATACCCTTCAGATAGATTTATACCTAAATCACTAAAAGCATTTTTAATAGATTGAATAGCATTACTTAGGTTTTCTTCACTTTCTATATTTTCAGAGTCGGTAAAAACACTTCTAATGTTTTTAATTAGCTCTAAGTTCTCTTCTCTATACTGCATATTATTTCTACCACTATTGATGAAAGCTTTAGCCCATTCATTAAACTGGGTTATATTAACATCTCTAGTGTTAGACTTAAATGTTTTAAAGTCCTTTTTAGCTTTATCATAAAGGACTACTAACTGCTCTGCTTTATCCAAAGCAAATGCAGAAGCAAAAGTAGAGAACAAAGCAGACTGCTGTAATACTTCAATATCTTTTTGTAACTCAGAGTCTCTAGAATCAAAATTCTCAAAGCCTAAGTCCTCTAATTGTAAGTTTATATTTGTAGTTAGGTGGTCATAGAAAGCAGCTACATTACTATTGGTTCTAGCTAAATTTTTAAGCTTAGAAAGCATATCTTTAGGGTGAGTACTTTGCAAACCTCTTTGTACAGCAGTATAGATAGTATAAGGGTTTGAAGCCATTTGGAATTTATCATTAGATAAATCTGCTAATTCTCCAAAACCAAATTCATCAATAGCTTGAGAAGAGAAAGCTATAAACTTTCTCATTTCTTTAGACAGTTGTACAAATCCTCCTACCTCTGCAATGTTTACATCAAAAGCTCTTTCAGGAGCATCATCAGCAAAGCTTTCTTCCTGAGCATTTTCTTCTACAGTATTAATATCAAATACTTGAAGCCTCATTTCTATTTCATCAGTGAGAAGTTTTTCATTCTCAGGAATACTTAAAGACTTAGAAATATTACGAATCTTACCTACAATTTGAACAGCTTTAGGCTTATTAGATTTTACCAAAGCATCTATCTCAGTTCTAAAATTTTCTACAGAATAGTAGTTACTAGACATATCCCTTATTAGGTCTAATATATCTCTTTTAGACAAAGAGCCTTTTTCAGACTTTAGCTGTAGAGCTTTGATAGCTAAAGTATTTATAATCCTTTCACTTTGGTCTTTATTAAGAAATCCTCTTTCAAGAGACTTAGTTTGATTATTGTAATAAGGTTCTCTTTTAAGTAAAGCAAACGCAGGTTTCCTAAAACTTTGGAGCTTGTTATAAGGCTTTGCTGTTCTAAATTTACCTGAATAAATATCTTGGAATAAAATGTCTAAGTCATTCTTATTAGACTTTACAAACCCTAATAGCTTCTTAATCTTATGATATAGTATTCCTAGAATACCTTTAGGCTTCTGCTCTTGTTCTAAAGCATACTTTTTAAAAGCTTCTGCCATTTGTTCTTCTAACCATAGTTTCTCTAACTCTAATCTAGTTAGGTCAGCAAACATCGAAGAAGAGTTTCTAAGGTCATTTAGGTCTTGTAATGTAGGATTACCATAGGCTTTTCTAGCTGCAAAATAGTAACTGTTTATTTGAGTAGGACTTAACAAAGTTCTAAATACTGCATGGAAAGCCTCATGGTACTCAGTTCCTACACCTGCTTTTTTAGATAGGTAAATTACATTGTTATAAAAAGCTCCCCATGTAATACCATTATTTCTTACATTATTTAGTAAGTTCCTAACATCATCCATAGAGAAAATCCCATTAGGATTCTCTGGAGTTCTCATGTTAAGCATTCTGGCTAAAGTTTGTTCAGCCTTTTTAATGTCTATCTTTTCTTTAGCTTCTGTTTGACTAATACTAAAAGGAGCTTCATCTCCTTCATCTTTAGACTTTAGTTCTGCAAGCCTTCTTTCTAACTCTATATGCTCAGGAGAATTTTCTACTAAAGTTCCTAAAGCTAATCCTTCATCTATCTGATTTTGTAAATTTCCAATAGTATCTTGAGGAATATTCTGTTGAGTAGGAGTACTTTCTAAAGGAGCTAGTTCTGCATTAGCTTTTGCTAATCTTTCTTCTGCAATAGCCTTGTATTTATTATATTGAGCATTTATAAATTCTTCAGCTTGTTCATAAGAATCAAAAAAAGTAACTTCTACTTCAGCTCTTTCAGTAAGGTTTCCATCTGCGTCAACTTCTGCTGGTTTATGAATTTTTGTAATTACGTCAACTCCCTCTTGTGTGGTATCTTTACGCTCGTCTTTAAAGTCTCTTACATCATAAATATTTCCAACATCGTGTTTTTGCCCAACATTAAATTTTGGATGATTAGCATTTGGATTTAATTTAGATTCTACATTATCTAATTGCCTTTGAGCTTTTTCTACATCATCTTTAGTATCTGTAGCTGTAGATTCTGGTTTTTCTCCACCTGGGACAGCTTCACCTGAACTTAATAATAACCTACCTTTAATTGCAGAACGTAGCTCTGCAATATCCTCATCTGTAAGGCCATGTTGCTGTTTCAATGCTTGAAGAAGCATATCTACTTGAGCTTTATCCTTTAGCTGCTCAATAGGTATTCCTTTAATTTTCTCTTTAAATGCTTGTTTAGCTTTATCTCTGTCAGACTTAGAAGTGTCTTGACCAGATTCTTCTTTCTCTACTTTTTTCTTATATGTTCTGCTTCTAGCATTTAAAGTAAGTTTAAATACAGGAGCAGAATGTAGTTTAATTTGAGAAAGGTTTTCTGCTGTATTTTCATCATTTACAGCATCAATCTTTTTTAGAATATTACCTATTTTAATAACCTTACCAGCAGTATCAAGTACTCCTTGGTTTTCAGGATTTTGCTCATGGTAGTATTTTATTTGACTATTAATCTTTTCAATTAAAGTCTTTAAGCTTTTAATCTCTTCGTTAAAGAAATATAGCTTACCATCCTTTACAGATAACTTTAAGTTAATAAAAGCTTTAAAAGCTTTTTCCTTACTTCCAGGAGAGGAAAGCTGCAACTGTACTTTAACAGTATCATTATCTTCATAAGACACTACTGAAATCTCTGCTTCTGAAGAATTAGACTTAATGTAATTTCCATCTTTATCTTGAGCAGAAGTCTTTATAGATAAGAATAAGTTATTACCTGAAGAATCTTTAACAGTAACAGGTTTTATCTCTTCTCCTTCTTTTCTAGACTTTTTGTTAGTAACCTGCTCTTCTGCTGCTTTTAAAATACCATCTACTATTTCAGGAACACCATCTTCTTCTAGAGGAGCTGTTACTGAAGGAAATCCTAAAGAAGCCATTCCTACAGTACCTTTAGTACTGCCAGGATATAGAAGAGCAAATTGGCTGTTTACACCCTCTAAATTAGGATTAGCCTTTATACTATTTTCATATAAAGTTTGTATAGCTCTGTAAGCTTTATCTTCTTCATTTAGTAATCTCCAAGAGTTTCCTTCTTTTACATATATGTCTAAGCGGTCTGCTCTTCTACTAACTACAATAGTATCAGATTTAGATACTTCTTTACCTTTCTCTTTGTAAGAATAGGCTACACTTACTTCTTTCTTAGAATTATCTAAGTATTCTTCTAAAGAAGGTCTGTTCTCTAAAAGCTCATCTTTTAAACTATTATAGCCAAATCTAGATTTTACAAAGAATGTCTTCTTAATGAACTCTGGAGTTATTTCTTCACCCTTGGTTAACTTATCAAATAAGCTAACCATAGCATTGAAGTTCTCAGTAAATACTTCTCCTTGCTTAGTAAGGACAAGATTTCCATTCTCTATAGCAACAAAAGAAGGATTTAAAAGCTTTACATGGTTAAAATTATCTATACTGAACTTTGAACCATCAGGCATAGTAAACCTGTTAGGGTCAGCTAAACCTCCTATCCTTACCTTCTTACCTTTGTATGTTACATATACATAAGCTCCTTTACCTGTCTGTCCTGTAACACCTTTAGTAATTTGAATAGCAGGATTTCTATCACTAGAAAATTGCACACCACCTTCTGCATAGTCTTCTATAACTACAGTCATAGACTTAGCTATTTCAGCAGGAGTCATATTTCCTAAAGCTTCTTTACCTTCAGCATCTACAAAATCATCAGATATAAATACTTCAGATATGCTAGAAGAAGTAAACAGAATAGGAAGACTTTTTTCAGAAGTAGGAGAATTTTCTAAGTTTTTAATTAAAGCTTCTATATCACCAATAAATTTTTGCAGTTTTCCAGACTCTAAATACTCATTAAAAGCTGCTTGGTTTTCAGTACCAGTAAGACCAGCTCTACGCTTTAAAGCTTCTAACTTTTCTTTAGCATATTTTAACTTAGCTTTAGTCTTACCAATTTTTACATCTAAAGTATCTTCTTTAGTGTAACTAGGAGGCATGCCTTCATTAAACTCTTTAATCCATGCAGCTACAGCAGGATTTGCTTGTTCCTGCTCTTGACCTAAGTCAGGTAGTTCTTCTTCTTCAGTAGGAGTTTCAGCAGTCATAGAACCATCAGGGTCACTAATAGAAGCTTTGTTAAGACGCTTGCCTATAGTATCATATAGTTTCTCTTGAACATTTCTAAGTTTATATTCTTGAGCTACCATAGGATTTACGCTAATACCAGCAGTAGTCATACCTAAATCAGAAGCTGCTTGCTCTTCTATAGCTGTAAACTTAGCAGCTTCATCTAAAAGCTCTTTAATACTATCATTAAAAGCTTCAGCTCCTTTCTTACTAGCTAGTCTATTAACTTCATTAACAAACATTTGCCTTCTAGCAGCAAGCTTTTCTAAGTCTTTTAATTTTTGCTCTATATCAAATTTATTATCAAAATAATACTTTTCTACTTCTTTCTTTAAGTTAATTACATTATCTACTTCTTCTTTAAAAGCATCAAAGTCCAAGTAAGATGCTTCTATATCTGCTTTTTTAGTATTAGCTTTTCTAGCTTCATATTCTCTTTCAACTAAAACATCTACCCTAGCTCTTTGTTTTTCTACTTTAGCAGTAGCTTCTTCTATAGCTTTTTCATTAGGGCTTTTCTTAAGTTGTTCTTTAGTAAGTTTAGCTTCAGCTTCTTGAAGGCTATTTAATTCTTCTTCATAGGTATTTAACCACCCTTTACTACCTTTTACTGCGTTATTAAAACGCATAGCATCCATTAGACTTCTTTCGTCTATATTTAAGTTTTCAGCTATTTCCTTAGCTAAAGATGCTTCTCTTTCATCTAAGTTGTCTACAGAAGACATACTATAGGCTAAAGCTCTTCTAATGTCCTCATTAAAAGCAGAACCTACTGTCTTAGCTTTATTTATATTTTTTCTTATAGACCTTGCTCTTGTAAGCAAGCTTTGTTTTACTTCATCTTTTCTACGAGAAATATCTTCGTCTGACATATTTTCATAGCCAAACATGCTCATAAAATCTTCATCACTAAGCTCTGAGGTATATTCCTCAATCATAGTTTCAACAGCTTGGTAATCTCCAAGTCTCATTCTAAACTCTACTTCAGAGAAGAAGGCTTCATGTTCAGCGTTTTTAGCACTAAACATATCTCCACTCTCTAGAGCTTCACTATATTCTTGATTAGCTTTATGTTGAGAAGCTACTTTTTCAACTAAGGCTTTTATTCTGTCTTTAGGATTAGAAGCATCAGCTTCTAAAATATATTCATCTCTAAGAGGGTCTAATTTATCTTTACCTAGAGATTCCCAAATACCTCCTTGCCATCCTAAACCTTTGCCTGTAGAAGAAGGTCCTACAAAACCTGCACCACCAATGATAGCACCAAGAATACCTTCTTTCCAACCTTCTTTAGAACCATAAGTTTCTGCAAGACCTTTAGCAAAAGATTCTGCTAAATCTACTTGTTCTTGTTTGTTCTCTACATCTAAGTATCCTGCTACATAGTCTAAAGCTGTAGCATTGATAGTACCTTGACCCATTTCTTCAAAGATGCCTTCTGCTACAGGTCTTTCTGCTACATTATATACTTTGTTAAAAGCTTTTCTATAGTTGCTTTGATAATCAGATTTTTTAATATACTCCTGTTTCTTAAGTTCTTCTATAGGAGTGTTAGTCCTTTTAGAAGCTCTAGCTAATTGTTTGTTAGATAGGTTTTCTGTCTTTGTTAAACCCTTAGCTACTTTATCTTTTTCTTGTTTTAATGCTCTACCTATTTTTCCTGGAAGTTTAGGACCAAATGTAGTAGGTAGTGTAATCATGTTACCTACACTAACTAAAGCTGAGTTAGCTGCAAATACACCATTAGCTACATTATAGATTTTATCCATAGCTTCAGCTAACTCAACTTCTGAAGGCTCTCTACCATTTTCTTTTATAAAGTCTTCAATAAATTGAGTTCTAGCTTCATCTGCATAGTGCCTAGCTTCTACACCAGCTTCATAGAATGTACCAGTACCTATCTTCCTTAAACCTCCTAATACCTCGTCTGCTGTATTTAAGTTGCCTAGTGTGTTTAATCTTCTAGTAGCATCTCCTACCTTAGAAGTTTTAGTGAAAGCTTTTAAAGCTCTAGTGGTTCTACCTAATGCGACAGGAGTAGCCATACCTGCTGTTAGCATTTCTGTAAGTACAGCACCAGCTACAAAAGACATACCTGATAATACATCATTAGCCCAAAAGTTAGCTGTAAACATTTCTCGTAATAGGCTATAATCTTCAACTTCCTTTCTTACATAGTTAGGAAGATACTCATCCATAGCAGCATTAGCATCATCTAAAGCTCTTTGGAATGCATTATCATAAACATTCTTAAAACTTCCTGTAGCTGCCCCATAGACTAATCCAGGAATCATAAGTAAACCTCCAGCTACATTAGTTGCTGTTTTTCCTAAAAACTTAATACTCCCATTAGCCCATTGGTCTGCTACAGATTGGTCTTCTGCAAACAGGTCTTCAATATCTGCACCTATATATGGAGTTTGTCCAGTTTTTTCTACATACTCTCTATACCTTTCAGCAGCTTCACCTGTTAACCTCTTAGGTTTAAAAGCAGGGTCTGCTGGAGATAATATAGGTTCTTCTCCTGTAGATTCAAAGAAGTCTTGTTCAGGGTAAGCTTCTTCAAATTCTTTAATTCTTTCATATTGTTTGAATTGTTCCTCCATTGGAGAAACATTAGGAGCATAAGTATTAAAGAAAGCATCATCATTAGTATTACCAGCATTAGGATTATCAATGTATTCCCATTCGCCAGTAGCTTCGTTAAATTCCCACATATATTATTACTTAGATAAAAGTAGAATACGAATTTAAACAAAATATGTTACTTAGCTATCAATAGTTAAACTCTACATGATAGTGAGGAACATTACCTTTTACTTCATGGTATAAGACTTCAGCACCATATTTAGCTTTCCAAGCTTTACCTTCAGGAGTTAATAACCAGTCCCAAAATTTTAAACCTTCGTCATCATCTCTAATATCTATAGCTTTACCAGCTACATGAGGAGGATTTTTAGGTGCAGAAGATGAATCATCTTCATATAAGGCATCTTGCTCTTCTTGAGTTCTATAGCCACTGGTAACAGTAATACCAAAAGGTATTTCTTCTGTAGGTGACTTTAAATAGTCAGTTATAGACTGCTGTACTTCAGCAGTTTTATATTTTACCTTCTGTCTCTTGCCTGAGGTCTCTGCTTTCCCACACTACTGGAGGAACCTCCTTGTCCTCCAGCTAATAAAGTTCCTAAATACCCTAGATAAGTTCTAGCATCATCAGCATTTTTAATATTTGTTGGGTCTAAGACTTTACCTTGAGCATTTCTAATACTACTTACCTCTATTACTTCACCATTAGGGGCAGTTACATTAACTTTAATAGTAGCTTGTGCAGTTCTAGTAAAGTTGTATATATATCCTCTAGTATCTCTAATAGGAACAGAAATGCTTTCTGTATTTGTAGGGTCTAATGTAAACATAGTATCATAGGCAATATCTAAAGTGCCTAATTCACTTTCATTAAACATTAGATTTGTTCTTAATAGATAAGATGCATCTCTTACTCTGGCATCATTATCTTTAGACATCTGTATAATAACTTCCCTAAAAGCAGGAGCTTCTGTATCTATTAAAGTTTCAAATGTAGCTGTCTTACCATCTTCATCTGTTACAACAATAAGATTTGTAGCTTGTCCACTAGAGTTAGCATTTATATAAGCAGCAGTTACTTTTGGATTATCTCCAAGTCCTCTATCTGCAAATATTTTTTCTAATGAGTTGTTTCTTTCATCCTTACCATCTCCACCAGCAGCCTTTTGCAGGTCTACTAATAAAAGATTAGGGTCGTCATTATATTTTTCTTTTAAGTTACTTAAAAAATTACCTACAGCTCCTTTTTTACCAGAGCTACCAATGTTTATTTCTCTAATTCCTATCCTCTCACGTTCAGATTCACTTTGAAGTTTTTCTACATTTTTCGTAAATTTAGATGTAAAACCTACAATATCTGCTAAAGGTTTAGTTAAGGTAAAGGTATTAGTACCTGTATAATTGTACTGCTCAGTTACAAATCTCCAAGCTCCTTCCTTGCTATCATATTTTAAAATCCCTAAGTCTTTTAATTGAGATAAACCTTCACTATTTTCTACTTGTAAGTTAGAGTATTTCTGATGTAGTAAGTTTCTAGTAGCAAAATCTCTATTCATTAGAGACCTTTTATCAAAACCAGTTTCTTTAGATACTAACTCTAAACCACTAAAAGACTTTTTAATAATTTCATCACTTAAACCAGACTGTTTACCAGCTTCTGTAAATATAGTTTCAAGCCGTTCTGCTTTTTCTGAAGCTTGCTTAAAGGTACTATAATTTGTAAGAATACTATTTACAACATCTAAATCCCCTGTTCCTATATTTGGATTTTGTTTTAAGTCTACTATAGTCTGAAGCATTTCAGTTTGTAGAGATTCTACTTCATCTCTATTAAAACCAAATTGGGTCTGTAACCTACCGCCTTCTTTAAAATAGTCATAAGGATTAGCCATCATTTCTACAAAAGTGTCGGGTAAATTGTAAGCTTGCTGTAATCTTGCAGCTAGTTCAGGATTACTATTTTTTACTTCTTCATACTTTTTAATTAACAATTCATCAGCTCTTTCTTCAAAACTTCCTGTAAAAGCTTCTCTAAGTAAAGGAGCATATTCTGGGTTTGTCATAGCGTTACCTACTGCTGTGGATACATAAGTAAGAAGGTTAGAATAAGACTCTTGTTCAATTTCTTGAGCTACAGTAAGGTTTTTAGAAATATCAACATCCTGAGTAGAAGCTCCAGTACTTACCATCTCTAAAGAGTAGTTATCATCTTCATCACTTCCAGTACCTCTACTTCCACCTCCAGGTACATTAGTAGCTTTTCCAGGAATATCTTCTTCATTTCTATAGAAGCCTTTAGATGCTACACCTGTAACCAGATTTTTAATATCTTCAAAAGAGTTTAAACCTAAAAATTCTTTTATATAACGATACTGGTCTTTATCTCCTTGTAGTACTCTATTAGTATATTCATCAATTGCTTCTTGAGTAAAAGTATTATCTAAATTTAAGTTAGTTATTTTTTTCCCATCAGGTGTTAACCAGATTAATTTACCTTTCTCATCGTAGCTATAACTACCTTCTCCATAGATTTTTTTTATAGAAGGTTTTAAGTAACTAAGTAATTCGGTTGAAACAGTTTCTTCTACTTTATCTTCAATAGGAGTTTTAATATCTGCTTCAGAAATTTCAGAAGGGTCTTTCCATCCCCATTGACCTGTAACAGGGTCTTGCTTCATTAAGTCAGCAAAGTAAAGAGATGCTGCGTTAGGCTTTCCTAAGTAAGGAGCTACATTAGCTTCATATAATTTATAATGCTTTCTAATCCTATTAAGCTCAGGGTCAGTCATAAATTCTCTATTCAAAGCTCCTAGCTGACCTGTAACTCTACCATAAGAGCCTTTATTTTTTTCAAGCTCTTCTTCTAAATTAGCTATAGAAGTGCTAAACTTATCTCTATAAGCTTGAGCCATACCTGTTTCTTCATGCCAAGGAGCAGCCTCTATAGCAAACTCTGATGTTCCTAATTGAGTTCTAGCAGTATCTAAACCCTTCTGCTTAGTTTCCAGGTTTTGCTGCATGAACTCCAAAGGCATATCTATGAATTGAGATTCATAGGGAGTATCTACTGGTCGTATAAATCTAACTGCCATTTTACTATTTTATTTCTGTGTAAGTACCATCAGGATTTTTCTTATATCTTCTACCATCATCTGTTTCAATAATATTCTCATAAGTAGCAAGTCCTGAAGGAGCTAATTTAGGAATTAATTGCCCATTTACCACATCATATCCTATTATGCTAAAATCACCTGTTTTCATGCTATTAACAATCATATCTTGCATTCGTTTAGCTCCCATGTCTTTAGAAAATCCTTGGACATTACTACCTATACCTTCTGCTCCTTTCATACCTAGCTGCCATCTGTTAGCTATAGATTGGTCTTTAAGTAAAGCATTCTTTTCAGCTTGTGCAGCAGCTAATTGAGCTTCTTGGTTAGCAATGCCAATGTTACTAGTATCTATACCATATCTAGTTTTAGCTAAAGCCTCTCCTAAGTTCATAGCCATACTAGGACTAGCTACTGCCATATTAGATAAATAAGAACCTTGTGTAGGTGCACCTCTTCTAAAGCCCTCTCTAGTATTAGCTAAAGCTTGGTTACCAGCAGCTTGTTGTAAAGCTACAGGAGTATAATCATACCTTTGAAGTTTAGGAGCAGCAGTATAAGTAGGGTCTGGAGCAAAAGCAGCAGCAGCTATATTACTTAGAGGCCCTACCATAGAACCTGCTGCACCAGCAATGTAAGTATCCATAGGAGATTTATAATCTTTAGGGCCTTTTAAAGTAGGCTTACGTTTTTGTGGTTTTTCAAAAGAAAGAGCTTTAAATTCTTCTAAAGAAGGGCCTTTAACAGTATAATCTAAAGAAGTAGGTATTTTTATAGGCTGCGAAGTAGGTATTTTTATAGGCTGCATTAATGAGCTAGATTGATTACTATTTTTACTAAAGTACTGGGGAGCAAAAGCTTTAACTTCATTTACTCTCTTAGTCCACTCAGGTAAATTAGTATTAGCTCCTGTTGTATTCCTATAACTTCTAATTTTTTCAGCAGCAAATGGGTCATTTAAAGCATCACCCATTGCCATAACATCAGCACCATATTTTCCCCAAGCTTCGTCTACTTTAGCAGGGTCTAATTTCCCTTGTGAATACATTTGAAGTTTTTGTTCAGGAGTTAACTTCCCGGCTGCTACCATCATAGATGCTCTAGGGTCTTCACTATTAAAAGCAAAATCAAAAGCCATAGCTTGTTGTGAATCAGGCATTTCATAAAGACCATATTTATTAAAATATTGATTTATACCAGCATTAATAGCTTGATTTCTACCTTCTTCAGTGTTAGCATATTGTGTGGCTCCAGGTTGTGTAAATCCATAATTAGAGTAACCTAATCTAGTTTCTCGGTCTAAAGTATTACCTACAATATCATATATTCTATCATAGTCATCAGGAGTTGATACTTTTTCTGTAGAATACATATTTTCAGGAACTAAATTTCCTTGATTTTGCTGAGGAAACAACTTATCACCCATTTGTTTAATTACTCTGCCTCCATATCTCATCATACCAGGGGGTTGAGCTTGTGGAGGCATTTGCTGTTGCATAGCAGGTTGTTGTTGTCCTTGCATTTGTTGGGCTACCATTTCTACTATTTGAACAGCTTGCTGTTGTGGTACTCCCATTTCAATTAACTTTCCTACAACTTGCTCAGGTGCTACATTTTGTTGCAGCATTTGTGCTACTTGCTGAATAATCTGCTGTGCAGCTTCTTCTTGACCTCCACCTTGTTGTGGCATTTGTTGTGGTTGCATCATGTCTCCTCCCATTTGGTAGTAACCTCCATCTTCTTTTGCAAAATTTCTAGCAAAGTTAGCTTTTTTTCTCATAGCTGGGGAGTACTTACCTTCAGGTGCATTTAAAATAGTACTAGCTGCTTCTTGTACACCCATACCCATTTTAGAAGCTTGGGCTTTAAAAGTACCTCTTTTAGAAGGGTCTATATGAATACCACCTTGAGCATACATCATAGGGCCACCATAGTTATACATAGCAGGTTCCATATCCATATAACCACCATCTTCCCAAGTAGCTCTAGCATAAGCTCTAAAGTATGGATTCTTAGCTAAGTTCTTTTTATGTCTAGCGTAGAAAGCTTTCTTACCATATTTAGATTTACCTCTTTCTCCTAGCTTAGGGTCACCAAAGTATTTCTTAGTTCCATCAGGACCAGTAACTACGTGAGTTTTTCCTTTTCTGTCATTAGACCTTCTAACAGTATAACCACCTTTTCCATACTCCATAGTATCATCATAATCCATATATCCACCTACTTCCATATTAGATTTAATTTTTGCCTGTACATATTCAGGCAAAGCTCTAAAGCCAGGATTATCAAAACTACCACCTTCAGCATAGTAACCACCATAAGCTTTTTCAGCAGCTTTAATCTTACGTTCTTGCTCAAGCATTTGCTTAGTAGGTTTTTTACCACTACCTCTATTAGCTCTGATGTTATCCCATAAGCCTCTTCTAGAATAAGAGCCATCAGCTCTTTTAATCATTTGACCACCTCTTGCCATTTTTTCTTCTACAAAAGGTGCTTGTGTTTGTATAGGCTGGTCTACTAACATTTGTTGAGAACCATCAGCACCTGTAACCATTATAGGGTCATTATTATTTGTAGGAACTACTTGTGTAGGTCCACTGCCAGGAAAAGCAATACTATTAGCATCAGGATACATATTATATCCAGCTTGTTGTTCTTCAGGTGAAGCTGCTACAACATTCTTTTGCTCTTCTAATTGCCTGTCTATATTATGGGCTTTAATAAGCTTCTTCATCTCACTATCTATGAAATTTAAGGTAAGCTTATCATTAGGACGAAGTTTATCTCCTCCCTGTTTTTTAATAGCTTTACTTATGTCTGCATAAGATTTACCAGCATACTTTTCAGAAATACCTGCTTCTCTTAAAGCTGTTTTAGAGGCTTTAATTTTTTCAGACATTACATAGTTTTCTGGAGTGTAAATAGTTTCAGGACCTTCTACTTCTACATCTGGGCCTTGACCATTATTAGGTAAAGTAACACCACCTTCTGCATGTGAAGGGCCTCCTATTTCTGTTAAACCTAAGTTTTGATTTAACATTTGCCCTCCTTGTTGATATCTAAATCTGCCTCCTCTAGAAGCCATAAATGTTTTCATATCTTTAAAATTACCCATTAATCCTGGAATTTGTTGTATAGCTTGTCCAACAGCATCTCCTTCAGGGCTTCCTGAGAAACCTGAAACTGCTTTACCTGCTCCTTTTACAGATTGAGTTACTGCTTGCTCAGGGGATGCTATACCTAAAGCTGCACCACCTATAGCACCTACTGCATTACCTACACCTGCATAACCTTGTTGTTGTTGTGCAGCTTCTCCTGTAGTTCCTGCTGCTCCTTGTAGAGCTTTAAAGCCCATATCTGTAAGCTCATCAGTAGCTCCCTTTGTAGCAGCATCTAATAAACCTTCACCTACACCATATAAACCTGCCATAACATCTTCAAACACAGAAGGCTCATCTACAGCACCTCTTCTCATTCTATCTCTGTTTAAGAATGAAGCACTAGTAGGTGTAGTTAAAGAACCACCCCTTTCTTTTTTATTTTTTCCTTTAAGATAGTTTGATTTTACCGCATATTCAGGAGTTGTTCCATATTTATTATAAAAATCTCTATCTGTATATATTATTTCTTTACCATCTTCAATTACTGACCACCTAGTTCCATCTTTTGTCCCTATCATTGTGGGTGTTGGAACAGTAAATTGTTGTGGTTCATAATCACTAGAAGTAGGTTTTTGATTAGTAGAACTTTGATAAGTTTCCCAAGCAGCTTGTGAGTTAGGACCCCATATACCATCTATTTTACCTGTATATAATCCAGCTTCTTTTAATAGTTCTTGTTTTTTAGCATTTTCATATTCTTTAGTACTTTTTATAATTACTTTTTGTGCTGGTTTTTTAAAGAAAGGGTATGTTGCTCTATTTCCTTTATTTTCATAAGACTCCCATGTTGGGTTATTTGTATTTGATTGTGGATACTCTACATTTATATGTCTTAAATGTCCAGATTTATTAACAGCATCAATAACTGCATTTTTATAAATAAGACTTTTATTATGCAAATCTAAACTATCTGCATAAGCTTGATACCTTTCCATTCCTGCTGGGTCATTAGGGTCTACATACATAGTAGGTCTGCCACCTCTTTGAAGTTTTATTCTACCACCTAATTCTTTA